AATTAGACCGGATCACGGGCCTTGAACCGTCGTCCGTGGACTATGATTGCACGTTATTGGAGTGTCACGCCGACTTGGATCTGGAAGGATTTGAGGATATGGGCGAGGACGGCGAGCCAACCGGCATTAAATTGCCGTATATTGTGACGATTAGTCAGGATAACGGGCAAATTTTGTCAATTCGTCGTAATTACCGTGAAGATGACCCGGATAAGCGCAAAATTCAGTATTTTGTTCACTATAAGTTCTTGCCTAGCTTTGGGTTTTATGGGTTGGGTTTGATTCACACCATTGGTGGGTTGTCGCGTACTGCGACGGCGGCACTGCGACAGTTGATTGACGCGGGTACGCTTTCTAACCTGCCTGCAGGTTTCAAGGCTCGCGGCCTACGGATCAGGGATGACGACGATCCGCTGCAGCCGGGTGAGTTCAGGGACGTGGACGCACCGGGCGGAGCTATCCGTGACAGCTTGATGCCGCTGCCGTTCAAGGGGCCAGATGGCACGTTATTCCAGCTTCTAGGCTTCGTTGTAGACGCCGGTAGGCGCTTTGCGACCATTACCGACATGAAGGTAGGGGACGGCAACGATCAGGCCGCTGTGGGCACTACACTGGCCCTTATGGAGCAGGGTTCTCGCGTGATGAGTGCGGTGCATAAGCGCCTTCATTACGCCATGAAGATAGAGTTTAAGCTTCTTGCCAGAGTGATGGGCGAGAGTTTGCCGCCGGTATACCCGTATGCGCTAGAGGGCGTAGACGCGGCGGTAAAGGCAAAGGATTTTGATGGCCGGATTGACGTCATTCCGGTTTCCAACCCGAATGTTTTCTCACAGGCGCAGCGGATTGCTCTTGCACAGACGAAGATGCAGTTGGCGGCACAGGCTCCACAGATGCACAACATGTATGAAGTGTATCGTGACATGTATGAGGCTTTGGGTGTTCGGGACATTGACAAGTATCTGAAGAACGAAGAGTCCGTACAGCCCGTTCCGAAAGACCCGGCGCAGGAGAACATGGATGCCCTTGATGGTGTACGACTCATGGCTTTCCCAAGACAGAGTCATCAGGCGCACATTTTGGCGCACTTGGTCTTTGCCGGGTCACCTCTGGTCGGGACAAACCCGTCGGTTGCGGTGTCGCTTCAGAAGCATGTCATGCAGCATGTGCAGATACAGGCGCGAGAGCAGGCTATGCAGCAGCTTGGCTTAACAGGACAAGAGAAGCAGTTGCCGCCGCAGGCGCAGATACAGCTTGATGCCATGGCAGCGCAGTTTATGGCAGAAGGTATGAAGATGGTTCAAGACCTTGGTCGTCAGTTGTCCGGTGGTGCCAAGCCTGATCCTGTGGTTCAATTGAAGCAGCAGGAACTGCAGCTTGACGCGGTCAGAGAAGAGAACGACAAGATGATGGAAGAGCGTGAGCTTAACCTGAAGGAAGCTCAGATGATGGATAAGTCTCGCCAGTTTGATGAGCGCATCCAGAGTCAAGAAGAGCAGACGGCGGCGCGAATTAACGCGGCGTTAGAAAGAGAGCTTATGAAACAAAGGAGTGCAGAATGAGCGTGGTAAAGATTGTCACCAATACGCCTGCAGCGGCACCTAAAGCCCAGCCGCATGCAGAGATCGACAAGCAGGGCCGTATTCCATACGGCGAAGCTAAAGACGTTAAAGTTCCTACTGGAATGAAACAGATGACTGCTCGCGGCATGGGCGCTGCCACCAAGGGTGGCGGCTACATGGGTTGTGAGTAACAAACTAAATGGATCCGGTATCTGCAATGGCAACCGCTTCGGCGGCGTTTGGAGCCCTTAAAAAGGGCTTTGCCATTGGCCGGGACATTGAATCCATGGCCTCCGACCTGTCCCGATGGATGGGCGCTTTATCTGACCTTGATCAGATGGAACGAGAGGCAAAAAATCCCCCGATATTCAAGAAGCTGTTTGGTGGGCAAAGCGTAGAGCAGGAAGCTATTACGACCTTTGCTAACAAGAAGAAAGCTCAACAACAGCGGTACGAGTTACAGCAATGGATTTCCTTGACTATGGGGAAGTCCAAATGGGACGAGCTTGTCCGCATGGAAGGACAAATTCGCAAACGCCGGAAAGAAACGCTCTACAGGCAACGCGAGCGCCGCCGGAAGTTTGTTGAGATTGTAGCTTGGATTGTATTTTCCTGCGTGGGCGTCGGGGCCTTAATTGGTTTTGTGATGCTTTTGAAAGCACACACCGCTATGGCCGAACAGATGGTTACTTGCCGAAAAGCCAAGTGTGAGAAAATCAACAAAGATGAAATTGTTTGTGTCTACAAGGGTGCAAACAACACAATAGAATCACAATTTTTTAAACGCGGTGGTTACATACCTTCAGAGTATCAGTGCAAATATGATCCAAACGCTAAAAAAGAAATGACTATCAAGGAAACCTTGAAAGCCATCAAAGAAGGTTTGGATGACTAGAATTACTATAGAAAACGATGTCCCAATCACTGAAAAGAAAACCAGTGACAGGAAAAAACGAGGAAACTGGGGCTTTATAAAAGAAATGCAAAAGGGCGATAGTTTTGCAGTAGAAAATCAAAGATTAGCCCAGAACGCTTACCATGCGGGTAGAAATCGGGGCTTTACAATGCGTATGCGTCAGATATCCGGCGGCTACAGGGTTTGGCGGTTATAACTTAATAGGGGAAATTAAAATGGCCCAGAAAAAGTTGCAGAAGGAAAGCACTTACGAAGAGTATGACATGGACGGCGACGGCATCGTAACCGACGAAGAATTAGAACATGCTAAAGAAATCAGGGAAACCGAACGCGATTTGCGTAAAAGCTTGGCGCAGTTAAGAATGGCTCGTTTTACTTTAATTGGCATGGGTGTTTTCACGGCGGCAATGTTTACACCATGGGTGTCCATAGAACGCATACAAGTTTTGAGTGAAATCAGTAGTTTATTCTATATTTCCGGAGCGGGAATAGTCGGGGCGTACATGGGAACAACCGCTTGGATGGCACGTAAGTAAATGGTCGATGTTTTTTTGCTTATGGTGTATTTGGGCACAGGGGAATTTCGTAAGTTAGAAAGCAACAGTATGTATTTCTACTCTGTTGTGGAGTGCAATTACTTTGCCAATCAAGTGACAAAAAGGTATGGGAACTACAGATATTCCCAACATCTTGACGCTAAAGATCGTGTAACGGCATACTGTTTGCCCAAACGAGTAGACTCTACGTTGGTGAAAGTTTACTAGGAAGGATTAGTTCAATGTTTCAAGCTCTTTTGGGGCCGTTGTCTTCGCTTGCCGGGTCTTTTTTAGAGGGCCAAATATCTAAGCAGAAAGCAAAAGCCTCACTTGCTCAGACAGAGGCAGAAGCAAAAGCCGAAATTATGAAGACCGCCGCCACTCATGACTCTAAGTGGGAGATCATAATGGCGCAGGCCACAACATCGAGCATCAAAGATGAAATTGTAACCGTAATTGTGTTGATCCCGGTGGTTTTAGTTTTTGTTCCGGGCATGGAGCAAGTCGTTAAGAACGGCTTTGACAGATTGAACGAGTTGCCAGACTGGTATCAATATCTGGTTTTTCTCGTATGTAGCGCGGCATTGGGTATCAGAGGACTAGACAAGTTTAAGAAAAAATAGTACATCTCTCATATGAATGAGATAAATCTCGCACAGTTCATTCTTGATATTGTCCGAAAGAAAAAAGAACAAGTCACAGAGCTTGTAATGGCGGGCGGTGTTAAAGATATGGAACACTATGGGCGGTTGATGGGAAACATTGACGGTCTTGAATACGTTGAACAGGAACTCAAGAGCCTGCTAGAAAAACAGGAGCTAATAGATGACTGAGGCTATACAGCCCGCGGAAGTTACTTCCACACCATGGGTAGACCCTAAAGACAGGGTTCTTGACCCCACTCTCCTTGATAAATCTCTTATTGAAAGAATGCCTCAACCCACCGGATGGAGGGTTCTTGTTTTGCCGTACAAAGGCAAAGCAAAGACTGCCGGGGGTATTTATTTGCCGGATCAAGCGGTTCAGCAAAATGAGGTATCCACCCAAGTAGGCTATGTTTTGAAAGCAGGGGCTCTTGCCTATGCTGAACAGCAAAAATTTCCCGATGGACCGTGGTGTCGTGAGGGGGATTGGGTGATCTTTGCTAGGTACGCAGGATCTCGTTTTAAAATTGAAGGTGGCGAAGTTCGCATCCTCAATGACGATGAGATTTTAGCCACTATCCTAGACCCCGAAGACATTCTTCATAACTGAGAGATATCATGGAAAACCTTATGGAAGAAAAAGACGTAGAAAAGACTGAAGAGGTCGTATCGCCGGAGCCGCGGGAAGAAGCGGTTGAGATTGAGGTTGAACAGTCTGATGACGCTCCGGCGGCAGAAGCTGCGTCGGAAGAGCCAACCCAACAAGAGAAACAAGTCTCGGACTCTCAAAAGAGAATTGATCGTTTGACCAAGCTGCGTCGAGAGGCGGAGCGTCGGGAAAAAGACGCACTGGCATATGCAGACGCTGTTAAAAAAGAGGCGGATGAGCTAAAGACCAGAATGCGTACCTTGGATCAAGGTTATGTCCAAGAGTATTCTGGCCGGGTTGAGTCGGAGTTGGAGACTGCCAAGTCAGCACTGCGGCAGGCTATGTCCATTGGTGACACGGACGCCGCCGTCGAGGCGCAGGAAAGATTGGCCCAGTTAAGCGTTGCGAAAGAACGCGCTCGCCAAGCAAAAGCGCAGTTTGATAGGCAACCCGAACAGCAGCAAGCTGCTCCGGCGGTAGAACAGCAATACAATAAATCTGAGCCTCAGCGCCCCGACCCCAAAGCAGAAGAATGGGCGGAGCGTAATGAGTGGTTTGGCAAAGATGAGGCGATGACGTATGCGGCGTTTGGCATACATAAACGCCTTGTCGAAAATGAAGGGTTTGACCCGAACTCAGATGATTACTATACTGAATTAGACAGACGACTTGTGGACAAGTTCCCCAACGACTTTGACAAAACCAGTCAGTCGAGCAATCGCCCCGTTCAGACGGTAGCTTCGGCATCTAGGACTGCTAAAACATCTGGACGCCGCAAGGTCAAATTGACCCCCTCTCAGGTCGCTATAGCCAAGAAATTGGGTGTGCCTCTTGAAGAGTATGCTAAGTACGTAAAGGAGTAAGATCAGTGTCTGACATAGAAGTAACAAGGTCTACCGGCGTTGATCGTAGCTCCCGTGCTAGTAAGACAAGGGAGAAAGAGACAAGGCGTAAGCCTTGGGCTCCCCCGTCTATGCTAGACGCACCACCTGCGCCCGATGGATACAAGCATCGTTGGATTAGGGCTGAAGTTCGTGGATTTGATGATCAGAAAAACATTTCTGCGCGTCTACGCGAAGGCTACGAACTTGTCCGCCAAGATGAGTACCCAGAATTTGAGGCTCCCGTCGTTGATTCAGGTAAATATGCTGGTGTGTTTGGAGTTGGCGGATTAGTTCTTGCTCGTATCCCATTGGAAACTGTTGCGGAACGGAGTGCCTATTTTGACGGTAGGACTCAAGACCAAATGGAAGCCGTGGATCACGATATGATGCGAGAAAATTCTCACTCTACAATGAGGATCAGTAATGCTGATCGTCAATCGCGTGTAACCTTTGGTGGTCCTAAAAAATAGGACTGAATGGAGACGAATATGGCAAACCAAGATACTGCCTTTGGTCTACGTCCAATTGGAATCAATGGTGCAGGTGCGAACACCACTGGTGTAACTCAGTATGAGATTGCATCCAACAATACGAATGCTATTTTTCAGTATTCACCAGTCATTCCGCTAGATACGGGTTTGATTGACATTGTTGGTAATGCAAACGGTGGTACAGTTCCTGCTCTTGGGGTTTTTATGGGCGTCGAATATGTTGACAGTTCTACTAAAAAAACTGTCTTCAAAAACTTTTGGCCCGGTTCAAACAACGTTAGCGTTGATACGAACTTTCCAATCAAAGCTCTTGTAGCTGACAACCCAAATCAACTGTTTATGGTGGCCGCAGATGGGGCAACAACAGACCGTGCAACTGCACTGGCTGATGTTTTCGCAAATGCGTCACTGGCAACGGCGACTAGCGGTTCAACTGCAAATGGGCGTTCCACTGCTGAACTTGATATTTCCACGGCGGCAGCAACCGCGACGTTGTTCATGCGTATTGTGGGTTTGACGACTGATGACGCAAACCTAGATTATGCATCAGCGGGTGTAAATTACATCGTTCGGTTTAATTTCCACCACAATGCACCTTGCTCTAGTTCTGATTCTCAGACTACAGCAGCGTCTACTGGCATATAAGAAGGGAGATGTAGACAATGGCTATTTCTCGCGCACAACTAGCAAAAGAGCTAGAGCCGGGCCTAAACGCGCTGTTTGGTCTGGAATATTCTCGCTACGAGAACGAGCATGCTGAAATCTTTGAAGAGGAGTCGTCAGACCGCGCCTTTGAAGAAGAAGTAATGCTGGGGGGCTTCACAACGGCTCCGGTTAAGAGTGAAGGTGGCGCTGTTCAGTTCGACGACGCACAAGAGACATACACTGCTCGTTATACACACGAGACAATTGCTCTTGCGTTTTCGATCACAGAAGAGGCTATCGAAGATAACCTCTATGATCGCCTTGCTTCGCGCTACACAAAGGCGCTGGCTCGTTCAATGGCTCAAACCAAGCAGATCAAGGCTGCGGCGATTCTGAACAATGCGTTCAGCACCGGTAGCCCGGTTGGTGACGGTGCAGCACTTTGTTCTGCCGCTCACCCATCTCTGTCTGGCAACCAGCGTAACCTGCTCTCTGTTGCGGCGGATCTTAACGAGACGTCACTTGAGCAGATGCTGATCGATATCGCGGGCTTTACCGATGAGCGTGGGCTCAAGGTTGCTGTACGCGGTATGAAGCTCATCATCCCGAAGGAGCTTCAGTTCATTGCAGAGCGTGTGATGAACTCAAACCTTCGTGTTGGCACCGCCGACAATGATGCGAACGCCATGAAGAACATGGGCATGATCCCAGAAGGCGCAGTGGTTAACCACTTCCTGACCGACACAGATGCATTTTTCATCAAGACTGATGCACCTAACGGCTTCAAGATGTTTAATCGCTCGCCGATCAAGACCGCCATGGAAGGCGACTTTGATACTGGCAACATGCGCTTCAAGGCTCGTGAGCGTTACAGCTTCGGTGTATCCGATTGGCGTTGCGTTTTTGCGACACCCGGCGCGTAACAGCGGCGAAAGAAATTTGATAAAGGGCGGCAGTATTGCCGCCCTTTATTTTTTGTTATATATTGATTTTGGGCGTAACTTAGCTTTGTAGACAGGATCATGCCCACCTGACATTGCACGGACTACAAAGCGAAACCTTGTGCAAAGGGTGTTAATATGGCTTCAACTACTTTTTCAGGTCCGGTGACCTCTACCGCCGGATTTATCTCAGGATCCGATTCTCTTGTATCTGTAGCTGCTGATGTAACATTGACTGCTGCCTCTAATGCAGGGCGGACAATGGTATTAGGCGTGGCAAGCGGCGCGACTGTTACTCTTCCTGCTGCCAGCGGGACCGGCAACATTTATCGGTTCTTTGTGGCAACCACTATCACTTCAAACAACTACATCGTTCAGGTCGCTAGCGGCGACGATACTATGGCTGGTGTGGCGATTGTCGCTAACGACTCAGACAACTCTGCATCTATCTTTGAAACTGCCGCAACGAGCGATACGATCACTTTGAATGGTACGACCACTGGTGGCATTCTTGGGGGCACGATTGAAATCCAAGATGTAGCGTCGAATGTGTTCTCAGTAGTTGCCCGCGGCGCAGCAACAGGCACTGAAGCTACTCCTTTCTCTGCCGCTGTTTCGTAAGAGGCTTATCATGGGTAAGCTCAACGGTGGTAAAAAGTCTGTCAAGAAGGCTGTAAAGGCCGTCAAGAAGGCTACGAAAAAGAACGGGGAGTAAGCTATGGCAGGCTCTGATGTAAAGACGAAACGGATTACTGGCACTGGATCACTTGGTGTTGGCCCCGCTCGTATTCGACAGATACAGTTAAAAACTGCATCTGGGACTCCAAGACTCACTCTTACGGATGGTTCCGGCGGCGCTACAGTCTTAGATTTAGACTTCAATGCTTCTGACACACACTCTGTGAACATTCCTGCTGAAGGCATTAGGGTTACTGACATTTTTGTCGGGACTCTAACCAACATTACAGCAGTAACGTTCTTTTTTAACTAGGTGAGTCATGGCTTCGCGTGACGATAAGATGCCGAAGCGAAACAAAAAAAACTTCCGCCCCACAAAGTCTGGGGCGGGAATGACTAAAGCTGGGGTTGCAGCTTACAGAAAAGCAAACCCCGGAAGTAAGTTAAAAACTGCGGTCACCGGCAAGGTTAAGAAGGGCTCAAAAGACGCTAAAAGACGTAAGTCCTTTTGCGCTCGTTCCGCTGGTCAAATGAAAAAATTTCCGAAGGCTGCAAAAAACCCTAATAGCCGCTTACGCCAAGCTAGGAAGAGATGGAAATGTTGACGTGGGATAAGATTGCGCCAGCTTTAATTTTAACCGGGATTGGTTGGATATCGATGGAAATGTCTGTTGTTAAAACAGATCTAGCGGTTTTGACTGTTCAACTTGAAAATGTTGAAGAGAAAATTGCGGCTAATCACGAAATGATTACTCCCATGTGGGAAGATTTTTTGTTGGAGAAGTCTGATGACTATGCTGCGTGGAACAATGACTAGGCAGGTTAATACAGGGCCCAAGCCTAAAAAAGTAAAGCCAACTTATTTTAGAAAGGGTGGCGGTGTCAGTAGGAAAAGCAAAGGGTCTAAAATTTGTCCGGAAGGAAAAGCATGGGCTAAACGGACGTTTGATACATACCCGTCGGCGTATGCAAACTTGGCCGCATCAAAATACTGTAAAGACCCCAACTACGCTAAAAAGTCAAAAGGCGGAAAGCGAAGAGGAAAGTAATGGGTGAGCTTCAAAAATGGTTGAAGCAGGATTGGGTAAGGATTGGCAGTGACGGCTCAATTAAAGGCAAGTGTGGCACTTCAAAAGACAAAAAAAATCCTGACAGGTGTTTGCCGCGGGCCAAAGCAAATAGCCTTTCCAAATCTCAACGCGCTTCAACCGCTAAGAAAAAGAAAAAGGAAGGTTCCCGCGGCAAGACCGTTGTCTCCAACACAAAGGATGCCAAAGTCAGAAAAATGGCAAATGGCGGTCCTGCTATACCATCGACAAAAGCAAAACGGCCATTCAAAGGCAAATCTGTTCGTGGCACAGCAGTCGCTAGAGGCTGTGGGGCAGTTCTTCCTAACCGCCGTAAACGAACAAAAGGCTCTGTCACACAAGCATAAGGCAACAGCATGCTCCCCGATTTTGAATTGGAGCAAACAATTGTGCAAGAAATGCGCGATTGGTCTTCACACGCTCTGCAAAAAATAAACCCAAATTACAACAATTTACCCGCTTGCCCCTATGCCAAAGCCGCGTGGGAACAAAACAAGGTAGGATTTTGTTTTAAGTACAGTAAAGACTGGCAAGATCTTTACACCTTAATTTCCCAATGGGATGACAGCAAAGACGTTGTAATTCTTATAGATTTTTGTCCCTTGCCGATAGATGAGATGGACAACTATCTCAACATGTTAAACGATATGATTTCTGAAGGCATTTTTATAAACAAAGACATGTTCTTAATGGGGTTTCATCCAGACGATGAAGACAACGATCTCTTAGACGATGAAGACTTTGAAAGCACAACATCGACCCCGGACGTTTCATATGCTATGATTTTTTTGCAAAGATTGACTAAGTTGCAAGAAGCGTCAGATACCCTTAGAGTGAAAGGGTACTACACCAACTGTGAAGAGTATTATGACTCCACACAGTTATATGAAAACCGTAGATTCCTATACAGGAGATTGAAAAATGCGGAAAAAGGCTAAGAAGATGATGCGCGGTGGAGCAGCCAAGAAGGCGGCTCCAAAGATGATGCGTGGCGGCGGCATGGCTAAAGCTAAAAAAATGATGGGCGGCGGAGTTGCTAAAAAGCGCATGGCTGGCGGCGGCGGAGTTGCTAAAAAGCGCATGGCTGGCGGCGGAGTTGCTAAAAAAAGAATGAAACGTGGTGGCAGGGTTAAGAAGTAACCATGGCTACTTCGGGGTCAAAAAACTTTGAGCTTCAAGTCGATGACTACATCGAAGAAGCTTTTGAGCGGTGTGGGTTAGAGTTCAGGACGGGATACGATGCCCGCACCGCAAAACGTTCCCTCAATCTGCTTCTTGCAGATTGGGCTAACCGTGGTTTGAATCAATGGACTATAAAGCAAAGAACGCTTTCTCTGACCGCCGGTACAAGTGCATATAATTTAGATGCAGACGTTATTGACGTTCTTTCTTTAGTTTGCCGACGCAGTAGTTCTGATTTGACCATGGAAAGGTTAAGCCGCGACAGTTATTTAGTAATTCCTTCAAAATCAACACAAGGTCGCCCCAGTCAATTTTTCTTAGATCGTCAAGTGACGCCGTCTTTGAAGCTTTTTCCTACGCCAGAAAATGCTACGGACATTATAGTATATGATGCTTTGGTTCGCATGGATGACGCAGATAGCTACACGAACACCATGGATGTGCCGTTTAGGTTTTATCCGTGCCTTGCCGCGGGTTTAGCATACTACATTGCAATGAAGCGGGCCCCGGACCGTATTCAGCTTTTAAAGGCTGTATATGAAGAGGAGTTTGAAAGGGCTCGTACCGAAGATAGAGATCGTTCGTCGTTTAACGTTTCTCCGCAGTACCAATATTTACGAGTTAACTAATGGGAAAGTTTGCTTCAGGGAAACGTTCTTATTTCATTTCTGACCGTTCTGGGCAACGATATCGATACAGGGACGCACGTAAGGAATGGACGGGGGCGATTGTAGGGCCGGATGAGTTTGAACCCAAACATCCGCAACTCTACCCTGTTCGCAATCTATCTGAGCCGCAGGCTTTAAAAGATGCACGTCCAGACAGGACGGAGCCCGCGGTGGAACAATTATTAACACGGGATCCGTTTACGTCTGGTTCGTCTGGAAGTGCTGTAATTACGGTGATTGAAATTAATCATGGCAGAACAACAGGCGATGTTGTTCGGTTCAGGAATGCAAATGGCTTTGACGGGTTCACTAAAAGTGTTTTGGAAGGCTCTTCGGGGTTTTCCATCACGGTTACGACCTCTGACGCTTACACTTTTACCGCGTCATCCGGCACCGCAACCACGGGCAATCAACGCGGGGGCGGGGAAAATGCGACTTCGGGGCCGGTAACGTTGGAGAGTTAAATGTCTTTTACTTACGCACAATTAAAAACAGCTATTCAAGATTTTTGTGAAAACACAGAAACATCTTTTGTGACAAATTTGTCTACTTTTATAACAACGGCGGAAAACCGCATTTTTAAATCCGTAGATCTAGAAGTTTTTCGTAAAAATGTGTCTGCTACAAGCACTTCTGGGAATAGATTTTTGGCCCTGCCTACAGATTTCTTAGCCTCATTTTCACTGTCTATAACTAACAGTAGTTCTAAAGAATTTCTCTTACAAAAAGACGTAAATTTTATTGAAGAATACAACCCTAATTCTTCAACCACAGGAACGCCTAAATATTACGCTATGTTTGATGTTGATAATTTAATCCTAGCACCGACGCCTAATAGCAATTATGCGTGTGAACTTCATTACTATTACAAACCTAATTCTTTAACCGCCGGGGCTGATTCTGGTACGACTTGGTTGAGTACAAATGCGCCCAATGCCTTGCTTTACGGATCTTTGACGGAAGCGTATATCTACATGAAGGGTGAGCCGGACATGATGCAGCTTTATGAACGAAGGTTTATAGAGGAGTTAGGAAGAATAAAAGATTTGGCTGAAGCCAGAGAAAACACTGATGCGTATCGTGTAGGGTTGCCAAGTAGGCCAAGAACATAGGTATGACAATGCAAGGAATACAAATGGCCCCGCCAAAGGTGAACGTAATCACCTCCAGCAATGGTGGCCTTTCAACAGAACAGATAGTGTCTCTTGCTTTAGACAAGATCATGTATGTATCTGATAACGCTCCTCCAGAGATACGAGAGCAGGCAATAGCTTTTCGCTCTAGCATGACAAATGTTTTGCTGGCGTATGTTAATTTGGCGCGTAGCGAGGAACGTGCTACTATTTCCGCAGTGTTGGAAAACAACGGTCACTCGGATGTGGCTAAAATGATCAGGAGTATATGATGGCCCCAACTCAAGCAATGTGTACGACTTTCAAAAAAGAACTTTTGTTAGGCGTTCATAGATTCGGAACAAACGCAGCAGATACCTTCAAGCTGGCTTTGTACACGTCCTCTACAAGCATTGGTGCAGCCACCACTGCGTTCACTAGCAGTAATGAGGTTGGAAACAGCGGTAGTTACAGTTCGGGTGGCGGTAGTTTGACAGGTGTTGCACCCTCTGTAAGCGGTACTACTGCTCTTACAGATTTTGATGATATAGCGTTTACAAGTGCAACCATTACCGCAAGAGGGGCGATGATTTATAATTCCACCCCCAGCGCCAACGATGAAAGCGGCTCCAGCCTGACAAACCCTTCGGTTTGTGTGTTGGATTTCAGCAGTGACAAGACATCTACGGCAGGAACTTTTACTGTTCAGTTCCCAACGGCAGACGCATCAAACGCGATTATCCGTATCGCATAGTGGGGTGTTATGGCCCTTGTACTCGCTGATCGCGTAAAAGAAACGACCACTACTACCGGCACTGGCACATATACTTTGGCCGGTGCCGTTACTGGTTTTGAGTCGTTTGGCTCTATCGGCAATTCCAACACGACCTATTACTGCTGCACTGATGGCACTGATTTCGAGGTTGGTGTCGGCACCTATACGTCCAGCGGCACTACCCTTGCGCGTACAACTATCCTGCAATCCAGTAACAGCGATAGCGCCGTTAATTGGTCTGCGGGTACACGCAGTATTTTCTGTACGCAGCCAGCAGAAAAAGCGGTGTTTCTTGATGCGGATGGAAAGGTAGGCATAGGTACTGACGACCCCCAACAATTACTGCACGTTGCATATAGCAGCAGCGCCACAGACTTAACAGCCGGTGCCGGGTCAGACCTCTCCACTGGTATGCGCGTTAATAATACCAACACCACCACTAACTCATTTGCGTCTATCGACTTGAGGGCAAATAACGGCGATGTAAGGCTTGCCTCTGTTTTTAAAGGTGCAAACCAATCAGATTTTGTTGTTTTGGTAGACAAAGCAGGCGGGTTCACTCTTGAAGAAGCTTTAAGGGTTAGCAGCGAGGGCGACGTAACGATCACGTCCTCGGATGCTGATGCTAATCCATTCCCCACGCTTTCTCTCTACCGTAACAGTTCATCCCCCGCTGACTTTGATGACGTAGGTCAAATACAATTTCACGGAGAAAATGATGCGGGAGAAAAAATTGAATACGCTCGTATTGACACGAAGATTATTGACGCAAGTGACGGCACAGAAGACGGAAGAATTACTCTTGGTGTGTTACAAGGGGGTAGTTATAGAACTTATTTAGAAATAGGCAGTGACCAAGTTCGTCTTGATAGTCCTCTTGTTTTAGAAGAAGATGTGACTCTTAGGTTTGAAGGCAGCACGGACAACGCTCACGAAACCACCGTCACAGTCACCGACCCAACGGCTGATCGCACCATCACATTGCCTGACGCCACCGGCACAGTTGCTTTGACATCAGACATACCGTCTTCTGGCATATCTAGTGGTAATGTAGCCACATTCACAAGCGGTGCTGTTGACAATGATTTCCTACGGATTGATGGCACTGCCATCGAAGGTCGTTCTGCTTCGGAAGTCCTGTCCGACATAGCGGCTATGCCTCTCGCTGGCGGTACGTTTACTGGCGATGTCACGCTAACAGATACCGACGCAGGGTCCTCAGAGGGTCCGCTTTTAATCTTAAATCGCGACAGCAGCAGCCCAGCAGACAGCGACGTTCTTGGAAAAATAAAATTCCTTGGTGATAATGACGCTGGAGAAAGTATTACATACGGTTCAATTCTTGCAAAAATATCCGACAACACTGATGGCACTGAAGACGGCAATTTTATCATTCAAGTAGCACAAGCCGGTTCATCACTCGCTAGACTTACTATGAAAGGCAATTCAAACACGTCTTTTAGTAATGCAAATGTAAGACTTGATACCGGAGTAAATTTACTATTTGAAGGCGCGACCGCTAATTCCAATGAAACAACTCTAACGGTTGTAGATCCAACCGCTGATCGCACGATCACGTTGCCCGACGTCACAGGCACGGTTCTGACAACAGGCAACTCTGACACTCCGACTACAACAACTAGCTCATCTGATGCTGACTTTGTTCTTGTCGATGACGGCGGCACTATGAAAAAAATCACCCCCGCCAACTTGGGCATCACAGCGGGAGCCGCCTCGATTGACGACGCAACCGCACTAGCAATCGCATTGGGCTAGGCCATGTTTGGTCACGGCCCGTTTTCCTTCACCGCCTTCTCAGACATAGTTTCGGATGTAACGGTATCTGCAACCGGTGTTGCGGGTACAACGTCTCTTGGCAACGAAACGGTTTCTGTAGGCACCGGCGTCACCGTATCAGTTGTTGGTAACGCCGCGAGAGGTAATGAAGACCTCGGCGGTGCGCGTCACGCCGAATACTTCGTACCAGACGACTCTAACAATCCAAATATCACAGTCATTGCTTATGAAGATAGCACCACAGTTTCGGCTGATGGGGCATCTCTTGGCACAATAAGTTCGGCAGGTGGCACACTTACAGTCTCCGCGTCTAACTACGAAAACAAGATCATATCGGCAAACAAGCCGATTACGTTGCAGAGCGCCAACAACGAAACAGTAGGTGTTCCGACTTCTTGGGCGGGTACTTCGTTTGGATTCCGGAATACAAGAGTAGGATTCGTATTACAGATGCGTGCTTTATATGGCACAGCATCTGTGGAGATATTTAAAGACGGAGTATCAACCACAACGCTTAGTGTTGGTAGCACCGCGACTACAACGCAATCTTACTCTGACGATACCTCTGATCCTGAATACACCGTATATTCAGACCTACCGATTATTATTTTCAAAAGCGCCGCTGTTTCCAACACAAATGATAACAGACCAGCGTTTCCCGCAACCACGGACTTTATCTACGGCTTTGCGTCAGGCAGTGCGTCAGCGATTCGGGTAGATGGTTACGGTGAAACTGCCGTAACCATTGAGAGATATGCCAGTAACGGCACTTCAAACACTACTGCTACAATCAGCACTATTAATGGTTCTTTTGCTACTGGCACTGACTTTACCGGCCCAGCAAACCGATATAAAGCTCCTAAAGCCGTAACGGCATTCAGTATCGCGGACTCTGACGGCGGCGAAAAAACCAGTTTTATACCTGAAGGTTGTTTCGCCACTGAGTTCCGCCTTATCGAAGCGGCAGAGTTTGTATGCTTCATGGGTGCGCCGGGTACGAATGACCGCAACATTGAGGTCTACAATAGTAGCGGAACCCTCGTAGACACCATACAGCTTGCGACAAGTAACACAGGGTCAGACTTCCCGACCAAGTTCCAGCTTATCTCAAGCACTACGACTGACAGTAATCTTACTCCGAACAAAAAGAGTTACGCGCTCACCGCTGGTATGCGCTTTGTTTCAGAAGTTCCTGTGGGCGCGATTGTCGAAGGTGACAATGCTAACAGGGAATCCAATCTTTTTGGTCTTCGTAACTTTGGCGGCTTTCTCACAGGTACTGCAGCCATTGCGGTCACAGGTGTAGCCGCAACAGGAACGCTAGGCTCTGTAACAGTAATCGCAACAGCGAATATATCGGTTTCTGCAACAGGTGTAGAGGGAACAGCTACCCTCGGCAACGAGACAGTCGCTGCTGGTGCTACCGCAACTGCAACAGGTCTTTCAGCTTCTTCTGGTTTAGGTGCAGAAAGTGTAACTGGAGGGGCGGTAATCGCGCCTACAGGAAATCAGGGCGTGGCAAACGCCGGATCGATGATTATCTCCGGCGCTGCTGTCACAGGCGTGACGGGCACTGCCAGCACAAGTGGTCTAGGTGATGAGTCTGTTGTTGGTACAGCGAATGTATCTGTCACAGGTGTGTCTGGCACTGCCGCAGTTGGCAACGAAACAGTTTCTATTTCCGTTAGTCTCGTCCCGTCTGGCGTAGAAGCAACGGCTTCTGTAGGCAACGAGACGGCGGTTGGCACGGCAACGGTGTCTGCATCCGGCGTAGAGGCAACATCTACTCTAGGGAATGAAACAGTAACAGGTAGCGCTACTGTCTCTCCATCCGGGGTAGAAGCAACGTCTGCGGTTGGTGACGAAACCATAACTGGCACCGCCACTGTATCCCCGACTGGCGCAGAGGGGACGGCAACCCTCGGTAACGAAACAGTAACGACGGATGTTGAAGTATCCGCCACTGGCGCAAGTGCGACAACAATCCTTGGTGATGAGACTGTTGAAGTTGGCATAACGGCGCTTCCGGCAGGCGTAGCGGCCACAGGTCAGATAGGTGATGCTCTCGCTGCCGGTGGCGCAATAGTTCAAGAGGAAGGTCTTGTCGGAACCATAGGCTTTGGTGACGAACAAGTCACTGGCACCGCAAATGTCTCTCCATCCGGTGTGACGGCTACGGGCGAGATTAGTGATGCCACAATCTTAGGAACGGCGAATGTTGTGCCAGATGCCTCTGGGGCGACCAGCGCACTCGGCGATGTAACTGTAGTAGTTTCAATAGATGCTGCTGTAACCGGTCTGTCGGCTAATGCTCTTACAAATGACGTACAAGAAGTTACAGGAACCGCTACTGTAATTCCGCTAGGATTGTCAGTAACGGCGGATCTTGGTAATGTAAACATATGGGGTGATATAATCCCCGATCAATCTGCTAATTGGAGTGAGGTTAGTCCCGATCAAAGTGCTAGCTGGAGTGGCTTAACTCCCGATCAGTCTGCTAATTGGAGCGAGACAACGCCATCTCAAGGTGCTAGTTGGAGTGGAATAACTCCGAATCAATCTGCTGATTGGAAGGAAGTGGCATAATGGCCAATACATTCAAAGTAAAAACAAACGCGGCCATGCCAGCGAGTGCCGGTACGCCGCTAACCCTGTACACCGTACCCTCAAACACCACCAGCGTGGTCTTAGGTTTGATGCTTTGTAACGTACACACGAGTCAGATAACCGCTGACGTACAGCTTGTGTCTGACACATCTGATACAGAGACCAACGAGACGGTTCTGCTGGTTAAAGACATCCCGATCCCGGCGGGATCTTCTGTCGAACTGTTGGCGGGTAACAAGGTTGTTTTGCAGACCACGGATGTGTTGAAGATTGACTGTAGTGTCGCCGCCAAGATCGATGCGACCTTGAGTATTATGGAGATTACTTGATGCCTTTTATTGGCAATCCCATAACGTCACAGTTTCAGGCGCGTACTGCCACACAAGAGTTCAACGGCAACGGCTCGACCACGACCTTTACTCTGAATCAAGCGGTGACGCAGGAAGACATTATCGTGTCTGTCGATGGCGTCGTGCAAGAGAGCGTCGATGCGTTCACCGTGCCGGATGGCACAACCCTGACGTTTACGGCAGCACCGTCTAGCGGCACCGGAAACATTTTCGTAATCTATATGGGCGTAGCAGCATCGTCCGTAACGCCGCCGGAACAGAACAGAGGGACATTCAAGGGCGGAGCGATATTCCGTACCAACGCGCAGAGCCTGACCTCTGATGTAACAATCCTTGCAAGCGAGAACGCAAACGTGACTGGGCCGTTTACTGTGGCCAGTGGCGTGACCCTGACCGTTGAAAGCGGCGGGACATTGGTGACGCTATGAGTACGTTAAAGGCAGATACCATTCAATCAACTAGCGGTGGTGCGGCTACGCTGACGAAACAAGAAGCAACAAAAGTGCGTTGTCTGTTTAATGGAACTGGCACGATTGCAATTCGTGAAGGTTTCAATTCATCTAGCTTAGTAGACGTTGGCGTGGGAATATATAAAGTCAATTATACAAATAATACATCGACAACGAATACTGTTACCACTGGTTCAAATATTGGTGACGGAACCACAAGTGATAGAACAAACGGTCAAGTTGGAGCATTTGGTTCAGTGACGACTGCCTTAACGCACTTTGCGACAAATTATGATAACAATGATTACACTGACTATACGCATGTTGGCGTAATTGTTCACGGAAACCTCGCATGAGCACCATTCTTGTAAACACGCTGACTGGTACTAGCACTGCTGGCTCTATTGCAGTCACGGGGGAAGGTAACTCCACGACTACAAACTTGCAGCAGGGTTTGGCAAAACATTTTTGTATTTTTGATGGAACAGGCACTGCGGCTGTTGATGATTCTTTCAACAACTCCTCAATTACAGATAATGGAACGGGGCGTTACGCCGTAACTGTTACAAATGCCTTCACAAATATTCATTTTGTTTTTACGGGTTCTACCGTCGGAAATGAACAGGCGTTTACTTATATTAACACGCACTCCGCCAAAAAAACGACAAGCACCGTAGCTTTTAGATGTGTTCAATATGACGGTAATTTCTTTGATATGGACACAGTGGATTTAATATCGCACGGAGACCTCGCATAATGGCTAGCTTCGGCACACTCAAAGCAGATACCCTGACGCACTCGACTGCGGGTTCGCTGGCTACAAATTTTGTTGTGAATGGTAGTGCAAAACAATGGGTTTTAGGTTCTGATGCTGCTGTATTAACGGACAGCTTTAACACATCAAGTGGTACGGATAATGGAACAGGGGATTACACCTATACATTCACCTCTGCAATGAGTTCCGCAAATTTCACCTCTCATGCAACGGGTATGCAAAATGCAAGAAGATATGGTTTTAGTGAAGCACGAACCACAACAACAAATAGATTAGATTTTCGTGATGATAACGAATTATCGGCAGATTGCGCAAATTCAAGTGCAATTCATGGAGACCTCGCATGACAGTTACCCCAGAGTTTCAAGGCACACATCTATGGGACAGGCTTTGCTGGGCAAAAGAAACCCTTGACGGTGTGCAGTCAGACTACCGTGTCGTGTACGAAGACAAGGTAGACGAGTGCGCCAAGATACTGGTGCCGGACCCCAACTGGATGGCCTGTGCCTTGCAGGGTGGGATACTGCCGCCGGTGTGGGTATACTGGGAATTAGCGAAGGA